CACACGGCCATAATGTCACGAAGCTAGAGCTAGCAGAAGGCAAAAGTCTCGATTTTACTAAGGAGCTTTTTAGCAATACTCATGACTTAAAAGAATTCTTACCAGATCAAGGTTATCTAGTAATTATGCCTAAAAATAAATGAAAGCTGTAATATTACAAAATATAAATCAACCTCTAATTATTGACAATGTAGATCTTACGGAGTTAAATATCGGTCAAGTTTTAGTGAGAGTGACAACAAGCGGTTTATGTGGCGCACAATTACAAGAGATTGCTGGTTTAAAAGGCAATTCTAAGTTTGTGCCTCACTTGATGGGGCATGAAGGCTGTGGCTATGTTGAGGATGTTGGTCCCGGTGTAACTAGAGTTAAAAAAGGCGATAAGGTAATAATGCATTGGAGAAAAGGCGAAGGAATAGAAGCTTTATTTCCAAAATATATTTTAAATGGCAGAGTTATTACTAGTGGTAAAATAACTACATTAAGTGAGTATTCTATAGTTTCTGAGAACCGACTTACCCCAGTCCCCCGGGAAGCACCAGATGAACTTTGTGCACTTCTTGGGTGCGGTCTATCTACTGCCTTGGGGGTCGTTAATAATGATGCATTAGTAAAGTTTGGTGAATCTGTTTTAGTTATTGGCTGTGGGGGTGTGGGTTTAAATATTATTCTTGGCTGTAAGTTAGCCAGTGCGGGTAATGTTTATGGCTTAGATAGAACTGTTGAAAAAGAAAAACTTGTAAATGATTTTAACGGAATATATATCAGTAATATAGATCAAATTAAAGAAAAAATAGATTGTATTATAGATACAACTGGTCTTTTAGAAATTGTTTCTGATTGTCTCCCCTTACTTTCTACAAGAGGTAGGCTCATTCTCGTAAGTCAGCCTAAAGAATTTACTAACCTAACAATTAAGAATCCTTCTAATCTTTTTTCCACTAATGGGCAAGTAATTAAGACAACACAGGGCGGCGGTGTAAATCCTTCAGAAGATTTCTTAAGATATTTAAATCTTTTTAAAAAAGAGAAATTGCCAATTGAAAAATTAATCACCCATACATTTAAATTAGATGAAATTAATACTGCCGTGGATATTTTAAGATCAGGAAAAGCCGGTAGAATTTTAATAAAAATTAGTTAAATTAATATAATGCATATTGATCAGATTTACAGCGCATATAAGAAAATGCTTTTATTACGAATAGCTGAGAGAGACCTTGCAAAATATTTTATAGATAAAAAGGTTTTTAGCATGGTACACTTTTATGTTGGTGAAGAAGCTATAGCAGTTGGTGTATCGGAAAATCTTCAACCTGAAGACAAAGTTCTCGGTAATCATAGATCACATGGTCATTATCTAGCACGAGGCGGTAATTTGCAGAAAATGATAGACGAAATATTCGGTAAAAAAACTGGATGCTGTAAGGGCAAAGGCGGTTCAATGCATATGATTGATAAGAGTGTGAATTTTATTGGATCGACTCCCATTCTTGGTAGTGTTACAGGAATTGCGTCAGGTGTGGCTTTTGCTCAAAAGTTTAAAAAAGAAAAAGGAATAACTGTATGTTATTTTGGTGACGGTGCTTCAGAAGAAGGTGTTGTCTATGAATCAATGAACTTTGCATCGCTTTTTAGACTTCCATTATTAATGGTTATCGAAAATAACCGTTACTCTACTAGTTCTAGAATAAAATATCGCCGTGGTGAAAACTATAATAGTTCGCTAATTGCAAAAGGGTTAGATGTTAATTATTTTAAAGCTAATGGTAATGATTTTTTTAGTGTATATAGACAGGCAGCTGCTGCAATCGAAGCCATAAAGACCACTAATAAACCTAGTGTTTTAGAATGCGTTGTATACCGGCATATGGCCCATAGTTCCCCTCTATACGATGATTTAAATAGTAAGTCTTGGTATAGAGAAGAAGATGATACCCCCGAGAACCGTGGTAAAGAAGATTCAGTTTTAAAATTAAAATCATATTTACTTTCTAACGGTAAGTATGAAACAGAACTTAATAATTTAGAAAAGGAAACAGAAGAACTAGTTAGAGCTGCTATTGAACAGAGTCAAATAGCTGCTTATCCTGAACAAAAAGAACTATTCACACACGTTTATGGTTAAAAGGCTAATTACATTTACAGACGCGCTAAAAGAATCTCTTGTTGTTTCTATGCAACAGGATCCTAATATTTATGTATGCGGTCTTGGCGTAACTTATAAAAACGGTGGAGGGGGTAGCACAGCGGGGCTTGTAGATATGTTCCCAGGAAGGGTTTTTGATACTCCAAATTCAGAAGCTAGTATAACAGGAGCCTGTGTAGGTGCAGCTTTAAACGGATTGAGACCTGTAATACTTCATGATAGAGTTGAATTTGCACTTTTTGCAGCTGATGCTATATTAACCCAGGCATCAAAATGGTGTTATAGTTTTGGCGGAGAAAGTACAGTACCAGCGGTTTTCCGTATTACACTAGGGAGACAATGGGGCACTGGTCCGCAACATTCTCAGTCTCTTTATTCTCTGTTTGGTAATACCACAGGGCTCAAAGCAGTTATACCTTCAACACCTAGAAATGCAAAAGGGCTTATTATGTCTGCTTTACGAGACAATAATCCTGTAGTGGTTTTAGAATCATTATGGTTAAGAGGTGTTAAACAACACGTTGATGAAGGTGATTGTTTTGTTTCTCTTAACAAAGCCCAAATTTATAAGCAAGGCTCCGATGTTACTGTTGTTAGTTATGGAGATGGGTTTATTGAAACACTACAAGCTAATAAAATCCTCGAAGAAAACAATATAAATGCGGAATTAATCGATTTAGTAAGCTTAAATCCAATTGATTACTCTACAATTATTGATTCAGTTAAAAAGACAGGAAAACTAGTTTGTATTGACACTACGAATGAAGCATTTTGTATTGGATCAGAAATTATTTCAAAAATTTGCACTAAGGCTTTTAGCCATTTAAAAGAACAGCCTATTCTTATTTCTGCTCCTAATGTACCCGTGCCCACTTCACATAAACTAACTGAATTTTACTATCCAAACAAAGTCACTATAGCCAATAAAATTCTTAATTCATTTAAGCTATCCGGTGTAAATAAACCACTTTCTTTTGATGAATTAAATTTTGGCCCTAAAATTGAAATTGAATGAAAACTTATATTTGTGCTGGTATAGGGGATTTTTTATGTTTAGATTGTTTTTTAACACAAGACGAAAGAAATTCAATTACAGAAATTTACTGGGGTTCAAGATTCGGTAAGGATATTGCACCTTTGATCGAAAAGAATTTTTACTACCCTAACGTAAAGGTGCAAAATTTTATAGATGATGAGACAGGTAAAAAATACTGGAAAGAATTAAAACCGGATGAACCTCATAATTGGACTTTTTGGCATTTTAGAAGTGATATTCCTGAACATTTTCAAAAAGCACTTTCGCATTATAATTTAAAGATTGGTGATGTACAAGATTTTACTCCTATATCCTTTTTTAATGACACACAACGCAATTATACCGGGTCTTCCTTTATTAATAATGCCTCTATTACTGATTTTGATTTTAATAAATTTAAAATAATACCTGGTAAATATATGCTAGTACATTTTCCTACTTCTTCAAGACCGAGAAACGATATTGCTACAATAACACAAAATGATTGGGCTTTTATTGAGAACACTTCTAAGGAAAAAAATCTCCCTGTAGTTGTTATTACTGATACAGAAATAGAATTTTTAAAAGAAAAAAATTTTATTGTACTTTTTAAACCAGAAATGAAGAGTATTATATCATTAATTAAATATGCAGGTTATTATTTTGGGTGCGATTCTTTTGTAGCTATTTTATGTTCCAAAATTTTAGCATCTAACAAAATGGTAATAAAATCACCAAGATCAAATATAAAAGAAATTTTACCTGGGCATATTTGGAATCACAAATACTTCTCACCGCATAAACCTAACATTATTCAAAAATTTTATCATTATGAACCCTGTGGATAAAAAAAACATTTTAGTTATAGGAGACAGTTGTAGAGATATATTCGTTTACTGTGATGCAAAACGCTTGTGCCCTGAGGCACCGGTACCAGCGTTAATAGAGATATTTTCTGTTGAAAACGGTGGCATGGCTAAAAATGTATATGCAAATTTAAAAATTTTACATAAAGATGTAGATTTATATACTAATAGTAATTGGTTTGATATTACAAAGAAAAGATATGTACATGAAGGAACAAATCATATGTTTTTTAGAGTTGATAATGAATTAAAAATAGATCGTATAAATACATCATTACTAGATTTTAATTACAACGCAATTGTTATTTCTGACTATAATAAAGGCTTTTTACATGAAAAAGATATAGAATATATTTGCAGTAATCATAATAATGTTTTTCTTGATACTAAGAAAATATTGGGAAGTTGGGCAAGTAAAGCTAAATTTATTAAAATAAATAATTATGAATATGAAAGATCTAAAGATATAATAGAAAGAAGCACATTAAAAGAAATTACAATACATACCCATGGGTCAGAAGGATGTTATTTCCAGGGCAAACATTTTCCGGTAAAAAAAGTTGATGTTATAGATGTATCTGGAGCTGGTGATACATTTCTAGCTGGATTAGTTTCAAAATATCTTTATACTAATAATATTGAACAATCTATTAATTTTGCCAATGAATGTGCATTATCTGTTATTCAAGAGAGAGGTGTAAGTACTTTAAAATGAAAACCGCAGCAGTATTAGGTGCAGGTGGATTTATAGGTAATCATCTCGTTAGTCGGCTTAAAAGCAAAGGGTATTGGGTTAAAGGAGTCGACATAAAGAGTCCTGAATATAACACCACACAGGCAGATGAGTTTCTTGGTGGCGACTTAAGAGATCCATCTATTTCTTTTTTATCCATTTTAGATAATAATGGTAATCCAGTCGACGAACTTTATCAATTGGCAGCAGACATGGGCGGCGCTGGGTATATCTTTACCAAAGAACACGATGCTGATGTAATGTCAAACTCTGCATTAATTAATCTAAATATTCTTAATGCTTGTAGAAAATTTACTCCTAAAAAAATTTTTTATAGTAGCAGCGCATGTATATACCCTGAGCACAATCAACTCGATCCAAAGAATCCTAATTGTGAGGAATCATCTGCCTATCCTGCTAACCCGGATAGTGAGTATGGCTGGGAAAAACTATTTAGTGAGCGCTTATATTTATCTTTTAAACGCAACTATAATTTTAATGTAAAAATTGCAAGGTTTCACAATATATTTGGTCCTCTAGGCTCTTGGAATAATGGAAAAGAGAAGGCCCCTGCTGCTATTTGTAGAAAAGTTGCTTTAGCAAAAGAAATTGATGAAATTGAAATATGGGGTGACGGTAAGCAGACTAGAAGCTTCCTTTATATAGATGAATGTCTAGACGGTGTTGAAAAACTTATGGATTCTAATGAAACTGGCCCGTTTAATATAGGTTCAGAAGAAATGGTTACTCTCGATGGATTGGTCTATTTAGTAAGTGAAATAGCAAATAAGAGATTATCTATTAAGCATATCAATGGACCTACCGGTGTGAGGGGTAGAAAATCAGACAACAGATTAATTTACAGTAAGCTAAACTGGGCGCCCTCTAATTCTTTAAAAGACGGTTTAGCAAAAACATACGAATGGATTAAAGGCCAAACACTTAGTGGAATATAGGATATATCAATTTATAATAAGTTATGATTTTAAATAATATTAAGTCGTACGATGGTACATTATTACATTCTAGATTTGCATATAAATTTTTTAAAGAAAAAACATTACCGATAGGTAATATTATTGCTTTTAGAGCCCCTATGCATGTAGAAGCAGATGGAATGATAGATAGTGAAGATGTTATTAATAATGATTTTATTTATAGTGAAGATGCTATTAATTTTTTATGGGAGATTCCTAACCTCGATGCATTTGGCGCTGTTGCTTGGCAACGACTTTTTAATACGCAAATTGCTAATATTCTGAGTTCTAAGTATCTAAAGGCGCCAATAGAAGTAGACGGTGATGATTTAATTGTACACAAAGAACATACTCAGGGTGGTGTAGCGCAAGCTAAAGGCAAATGCTCGGTGAGCATTACGTATACAAATAATAATGTAGCTTTAGGTCATACAGGCATTAACATTGTAGCAGGGAAAAAAGCACCTGCATTTGCTTTTTCAACAAACTTAACAAATGAGCAGGTATATGAATTTATGAAAGATATTATTAATGGGTTCTACGCAATGAATGATGATATTTTTATCGCTACATCTAAAGTAATTGTCAAATAATGTTTTTTGATATACTAGCAAATATACTTTTTTATAAAAAAAGAAATTATTTTAAAGTAGAAGAAGATGAAAACGGATTTTCGCCTTTTTTGGTAAACAGATGGATAAGCATGTATTCACCACAAATGGCCAAGCAGTCAAATATTATAAACAAATATCTAAGTATTTTTGAAACAAAAAAACAAGCTTATAACTTCTTTGTATCGTTTTTTGACAAAGTACCTTATAAAAAAATTAATTATATAAAAAGAAAGAAAGAAGATAAATTAAACAACGATAAAAAATTAATTACTGAACAACTCTCAAAAAATTTAGAGCTTTCAAATCGCGAGGTAGAAGAATATTTAACTACGTTGAATTCTTAATAAACACTATTAAATGTTTCTATGCCATTAGATATTGATACTCTACCTACTCAAAAAAGCTTAATTGATTTATCTGAGCTTCCTAAAAATTCATTTAACTCTGTATTTTACGGTTATAATTTAAAGCAAGTCTTAGATGATATCTTACTAGTTAAATTGGTTGACGAAACAGAAGATGGTACAAATATTGTACGCAATGGTATAGTTGTGCCTATTAACACAGATACGAAGGCTTGGAGATTCGGTGAAGTAGTATTAGCTGGGCCTACTACAAAATATGTTAAGGTTAGTGATATTGTTTGCTTTCCAAATAACTTAGGAGTACCTGTTGCAAATTTAGAAGTAGACAATTATGGTACGCTTAAAAAAGGTATTTTTTTAAACGAACAGCGAATTTTTGGAATTTGCTCAACAAGAAAAGATAATGAAAGTGTCGCTACCTACATTAAAAACCGTTCTTCTAAGCAACGTAGCAGAGATTAAGTTTTTTAGGAGAAGACCTAAAGCTGGTTCTCCACCTACGCGCCGTATGTTATGTACCAACTCATTAACTTTTTTAAGTAGCCCAGAAGCAAGAATAGCTTTAAATTATAGAAGAGCTATTAATTTTCTTAAATTTAGCCCAGAAGCTAAAGATTTACTTGTAACATGGGATATTTTTATGCAAGACTATCGATGTATTAATATGAAAGCATGCGATTTGGTAACCGCTATACCCGCTAATAAAACGTTTTGGAAATATTTTAATGAAAGGCTTTCTTTAATGTCGCCGCAAGAAAAAATAAGGTTTATGAATTCATGACATCACCTGAACAGATAGAAACACATATAAATAAGTTTCTTCAATCATCATTAATTTTTTCTCTAGAAAATAAAATTCTTAAAAGGGGTAAATTAATTCTTTTTTCAATAAAAGACTTTTACTGCATTTTTACAATTATTTGTCAAGAAAAGAACAATAAAAAAATTATATTTGAAATACCTTATCCTTTTCATTTTACAAATTTACAAGACAAGGTTATTTTTGACTACACTTTAAAAACATTTATTAATGAGAATAGTCAAATAGATAATATTTTAAAAAAACTAATAACAAAAAAACCTTCAAAATTTTTAAATAAAAAAATAGTTGTTAGTTTAGCATCTTAGTCTACTATAGTAGTATGTTCAGTAGATATATTTCTCACTTTCCAAAAGAATATACACCGAGTGATAGTCAGATAAAACTTTTAAAAAATGTAGAGAAAGCTTTTAATAGAGGAAAAAAATTTGTTATTTGTTGTGCACCTACTGGCACAGGTAAGAGCTTTTTAGCCAAAACTCTTTCTTCGCTTGGGTCATTACCAAGCAATAAATTTGAAGAAGCAATATTATCATACTCTGCTTTTAAGCAAGACTTCTCTGGTAATTACGTAAATGAAATAGATTGTATATCGCAACCCCCATTTGGTACATTCGCTCTTACGATAACAAAGTCTCTTCAGGATCAATATTTAAAGTTATTTCCGGATACAGATATATTAAAAGGCAAAACAAATTATATTTGCGATGTAGATCCTCATTTTGATGTAGAGACTGCTCCGTGTGTCTTGGTTCCGAGAATACGAGATGAGTGTTGGGAAAAAAACAGATGTCCTTATTATAATGCAAGAAGCAAATCCTTACTCTCGAGATTTGCGGTTTTAAATTATAAAATGTTCTTATCACTACCAAGCCACGTTAAAAGAAAGAATTTTATTATTTGTGATGAAGCCTCGGAACTTGAAGATGAGTTAACAAAACAATTTTCAGCAGAAATTACTTACGAGAGGTTAAAACAATATGGTATTGATTATAAAGTTCTTATTACCGATGATAGGGACAAAACAAGGACATGGATAAACGGATTAATTTTCAATATAAGTGAGCATATGAATATGTTAATAAACCGTATCAACAAGAAACACCGAACACTATCGCAGCCTGAAAAAATAAAATTGCAATATCTTAAACATCTTCATAAATCTTTAACTACTGTAGATATACTCTGGAGAGAGTGTGAATATGTAATTGATAAGGATGCAAAGCGTGTTATTATAACGCCTCTCAAAATCAATAAACTTACAAAATTTATCTTTGATTATGCAGAGAATGTTTTATTAATGTCTGCAACGATTATAGATCATAAAAATTTTGCTAAAAATTTAGGGATACAGGATTACGAATATGTTGAGGTTGATAGCGATTTTGACCCTAAGAAATCACCTATCTTTGTATCATCTAAAAATAAATTAAACTTTAAAAATTTAACTAATACGCTCCCCGCAATTTGTGACCAGATTAAAATAATTATCGATCATCATAAAAATGAGAAAGGTATCGTTCACACCCACTCAAACGAAATAACAAATTTTTTAAAAAGCAAACTTGATGGTAACAAGAGATTTTTATTTCGCGATGAATTTAGCAATAATGAAGATGTGTTAAAGAGACATTACGAATCAGATTTACCAACTATTATTGTCTCCCCGTCTCTTGCCTTCGGAGTTGATTTAAAAGATCACTTAGCGAGATTTCAAATTATTGTAAAGCTTCCATTTCCTCCTTTATCATCAAAGCATATAAAAAGATTATTTGAAACTGATAAGAATTGGTATGAGAATAAAATGCTGAATGCTTTAGTTCAAGCATGCGGCCGCGCAACTCGAAGTAAAAATGATTTTTCCACTACCTATATTCTTGATGGGAATGTAGTTAATACTCTTAAAAGAACTAAAGATAAACTACCCAGAAATTTTATTGATAGAATTTGTTAGTAATAAATAATATAGTGAAGCAACAGACATTTCACTTTGAGATAAAAGACCTAGTAACACAGTTTGTAGCTGCGTTTGATGATATTATTATAAAGAGATACGACAAAAACAGAATTTCTCAAAACAGAGTTCATGTACGATATGTTTATGCTCCTAAACAGAGAGTTATTTACGATCTAGTAAATAAAGCTCAGAATCTTACAGTTCCTGTAGTAGCTATAAACCTGACAAACGTTTCAAGAGATGAAACCAGGGTATTCAATAAATTAGCAGGGTTCTATATTACAAGAGGAAACTCAGAAAACAGTATTAACAAAACATCACAGTTTTATAGATCACCTGTACCTGTAAATATAGGAATTTCTATGTCTATTTTAACTAAATTTCAAACTGATATGGATCAAATTATTTCAAATTTTGTACCATATAATAACCCTTATATTATTATCTCCTGGAAGGTACCGGAAGGTCTTATACCTGGGGCCGGTAAACTACAAGAAATTAGGAGCGAAGTATTGTGGGATGGTAATATTAATCTAAGCTACCCTACAGATCTTAACGCTTTTGACAAATATAGAATTGTAGGAGATACATCATTTACAATAAAGGGTTGGTTATTTCCTTACGTACAGAATCCTGCAGGTAATATTTTTGAAATTGATAGTAACTTTACAGTATCATCAATTATAACTACATATGATTCACTATCTAACGACACATATACATATCCTATTAGCACAGGCCTTGTAAATGAAACAGAAACTGTATCTGTTTCTTCTTATCCTAATTTAACTAATGTTTACTTTTAAAAGATTGTTATTTATTAAAACTTGTATAAATCCTTATATTAAATAATAATATGGCTGATCCTGTCGACAATAATCGCGAAAGCACATTTGGAAGAGATTTAATGAAGTTTATCTCTTCAAAACTTCCTTATCAATCTTTAAACATTCAAGATAAAATAAATGTTTTAAATCCAAAATACGAAGAATTTTTTGATAAAGGCACAAAAAGAGATGAAGCTCTATCTAGACAATCAATTTCATCCTCATTAACATTTACTGACGATTTATATGCTAACGTAGTTCAAAATAAAGATTACCATAATTTTATGTACGCCAATTTACAGCCTGATAAGGGTAGACGGCTTACAGATTATAGGGTGATGGCAGCTTTCAGTGAAGTTGCTGATGCACTAGATGAAATATGCGATGAATTTATCAATAAAGATGATAATGGCGATATAGTAAAATTAAGATTTAAAGAAGCCAAAATTTCAGAAGAACAAAAAGAAAAAATAAAAAAAGAATTTCAAAAATATGTAGGTTTTTTTGATTTAGAAAATAGAGGCTGGGAATTTATAAGACAACTACTAGTAGATGCAGAGGTTTATTGGGAGCATATTATACATAAAAAATTTCCAAACGAAGGAATACTTGGTGTGGTTAGTGTACCTTGTGATGTAATAGATCCTATTTTTGAAAACGTACAAAATCAAATTGTTCGTGGGTATCTTTTAAGAAAAAATATTTATGATCCTAAAAATCCCGGTAAAGTAGTTAAGGTCGAGCTCGTTCCAATGGATGTAAATCAAATTACATATATTAATTCAGGTATTTGGAATGAAACTAAAACAGTCAGGCTTCCGTTCATTGAAAATGCAAGACGTGCATACAGACAGCTATCGCTTATAGAAGATGCTATCGTAATTTATAGGCTTGTTAGAGCACCAGAGCGTCTGGTATTTAACGTTGATGTGGGTACTATGGCCCCACCTAAAGCAGAAGCGTACTTAAGAAAGCTAATGCAAAATTATTGGTCGAGAAGAACATATGATTCAGATCAAGGCGCGACAGTACAAAAATTTAATCCACAGTCTATGCTAGATAGTTTTTGGTTTGCAAAACGTGCAGGCTCTACTGGGACAGACGTACAGCAATTACCCGGAGGTGCTAATTTAGGAGAATTAACCGATTTAATGTATTTTGTTAAGAAGCTCTATAAAGCTTTAAAGGTACCCACTAGTAGATTAAATGCTGAAGACACTTTCAGAGATGGTACAGATATTCTTCGTGAAGAATTAAAATTTGCTCGTTTCGTTATTAGACTTCAACAAAGATTTGCTGCGGGATTAAAAAATGGTTTTATTACTCATTTAAAATTAAAAAAGATTTGGGAAGACTATAAATTAAAAGAAACAGAATTAGATTTATTTTTTAATGTACCTACAAATTTTTACGAGCTTAGAGAGAATCAAAAGTTTCAATTAAAAGCAGAAAACTTTAATTCTATTACTCAAAGTGATCTTGTTTCTAAGCAATTTGCACAAAAGAAATATTTAGGATGGTCTGATTCTGACGTAATGGCTAACAGAGAATTCTTAAGAAAAGATAGAGAGCTGCTCTGGGAATTAGATCAAATTACTAATAGCGGACCTAATTGGAGAGAGATCGGTGCAGTTACCCCGGGGGCTGAAGGAGCCGGGGGAGCTGAGGCCGGTGGTAGTGCTGGTGGTGGTGGGTCACGACTTCCTCCTCAATTCGGCCCTTCTCCCGTCGAAGCGGGAACTGAAGCGACACCTCCAGAAGCTGCTGCAGCCGGAGCTGCTCCCGAAGCAGGTGGCCCGGCAGCATCAGCTCCACAATAAATAATTAAATGGACTGCTCTGCAATAACCCCGGTTTCAGCTTTTCAAAGCACTAATTTAAGTAGCAAAATAGATTCATTTTCTAGATTAGCTGATAGAATTACTAGATCTCTAGGTGCACCTATGGTAAACCTTGAAATTCATAGAGATCAATTGTTTGAAAATATTTCTATTGCTTGCGAAATGTATAGTAAATTTGCTGGTTATACTGAAGAAATTCTTATTTTTGATTCAAATCTTTATGAAGATGGTAAAGGTATTAAGTTAGATAGTTTGTTTTCTATAACACCTTACTTTAATAAAAAAATAGTACCATCACCTACCGTTTATGCTGCTACATCTTCAATACCATCTTCAGTTTTTAGTTCTTCTCAAGAGCTATCTTCTACATACAGTGATGGTATATTTAAAAATCAAATACTTACGAAATCTGCCTACTTAAGTGTTATTAATTTTAACGGTGTATTAGGTGAATATTTTATTGCTTCACAAAATACTCAAGAAACTTTTATTAATAGCTTTGATTACGATGCTATGGATTACAGAAAAGTAATTGATATAAAAGATTTTGAAGAAGGTTCTAGTACAGGCATCAATACATTGTTTACGATTGAACAAACATTAGCTCAACAAACTTATTTTAGCTATGCAATGGGTAATTATGGGTTTGATTTAATAAGCTGGTATACATTAAAAAATTGGCTAGAAGTAAGAGAGAAATTACTGGCAATAAGAAGATACTTTACTTTTGATGAAAGGACACAATATCTTGTCTTTTATCCACCACCTCGTACCCCGGGCTCAGGAAGCAGGTTCTACGGTGTAATAGATTGTTACGTTGAAAGGCCTTTAAGGGATATAATTAAAGAGCAGTGGGTTTATCAATACGCACTTGCATTAAGTAAAATCTCTATTGGTAATGTAAGAGGTAAATATACCGGTACAACTTTATTTGGCGGTGGCCAAATTAATTATAATGATCTTCTTTCTCAGGGTCTTGCAGAAAAAGAAAAATTAGAAGAAAGACTTTATACAAATGCACCGGGTCTTGGCGACGCCGCGCCGCCTTCATTTATGGTTGGATAATTGTGATACCTATACAAAAAAACAATAACTTTAGACAAGGCATATTTCGGCCTAAAAATAATTCTAAGTATGTTGGTAAAACGCCTCCAATTTATAGATCTGGATGGGAACTAAGATTTTTTAGATGGTGTGATGAAAATAATAATGTATTAGAATGGGCATCTGAATCAGTTATTATTCCTTACATAAACCCTGTAGATGGAAAAGCTCATAGATACTACACAGATGGTGTAATAGCATTAAAAGAAACTAATGGCATTGGTAAGTATATTATAGAAATAAAACCTAGTAGTCAGACACAAAAACCAGTAGCGGGAAGAAAGAAACATAGTACTTTAGTATATGAAAGTAAAAGATATGTACAAAATATTGCAAAATGGGAAGCTGCTAAAAAATGGTGTCAACAAAGGAATTATAAATTTTTAATATTAACTGAGAAGGAGTTAGGTTTAAAATAATTAAATCTAAATAAATAAATAATAATATGGCACTTCGTCTTTTAGTCGAAACACCTGCTCCTCAAGAACAGTTTGAATATATTTTAGAAGAAAAAAATTCTAAAGAGCCCGGTAAACTTTTTATTCAAGGACCTTACATGATGTGCGAGACGGTGAATAAAAACCAAAGAGTATATTCTCGTGATGATATGTCTAGAGAAGTAAATCGCTATATAAAGGAAATGGTTAGTACACAGCGTGCAATGGGAGAATTAAATCACCCTACATCTGCTGAAGTAAATCTTGAAAGAGCTTGTCATTTAGTAACTAATTTAAAAATGGAAGATAATTACGTAATGGGTAAATCTCAAGTATTATCTACACCTATGGGTAAGATAGTAAGATCCTTAATAAATGACGGTGTAAAAGTTGGCATGTCCTCCCGGGCACTCGGTAAATTAAATGAAGAAACCGGGGGTGTTAATCGTGTAACAGATATGAGATTAGTTGCTATTGATTGTGTTGCAGATCCATCGTGCCCTACAGCTTTTGTAAATGGAATTCTTGAAAGCAAGCAATTTGTTCTTAAAGATGATGGTCATTTAGAAGAAGTTTATGAAAAATTTGAAAGGGCTTTAAAAAATTTACCTTCAAAAGATATTAATAATTTTCTAAAAGAACAAGTTTTAAGCTTTTTTAATTTTTTAAAAAGTGTATGATTAAAAAAAATATTCAAGAAGCTAGTTTTGGTAAAACTTTAGGAACTGCAGCTGCAGTTGGAGCTGGGCTATACGGTGCAAAAAAACTAGGGCAAGCTCTTAAAGATCCTAATACGTTAAGAGCTGCTGGCGGTATTGCTAAAGCAGCAGGTCAAGTTGGTTCAACATTACTACAACTAGTTGCACCTATAGTAAAAGAAGTTGGGCCCGCTGTTGCAAAATCTATTATTAAGCAAAGATATGGCATTGATATACCTGATGTTACCTTAAATGCAGTAAAAAAAACTTCTGATTCTACAGCTTCGACACCTTCTGCAACACCACCTGTTTTGACTAGTGTTGAGCCCTCTGTATCGTCGACTACCGGTGCTGAAACATCATCCGCAGCTCCTGCAACAAAAATAGTACCTAAAGGCACTACTGCTAAAGTTAATAAAGAAGCATTAAAAAGCGAAATAAATAAATTAAATGATAAATTAAAATATCAAGCTCCGGGAAGTACTGCATATACTAATGTACAGAAAGAACTAGATGAAAGGTTAAAAGAGTTAGAAAGCTTACCAGAATCATTACAAATTGAATTTTTAAATGAATTTGTACCTGCTTTAGTAGGAGCAGCAAGAATAGCTGGCCCTGTTATAGGAAGAGCTCTAACATCTAATACAGCTAAGCAAATAGGAAAGCAGGTTGCAGTTAATGCAGGTATTTTAGGAGCTAATAAGATTATTAACAAATTAGAGAAGAAAAATGATATAAAGAATATAAATAATAATGAAATGGAAGAGCTTATTAAAAGCAAGGAAAAGAAGATTAAGCTTTCAAACGAAGGTATTGGAACTGGCACCCTCGGTGCAGTAGCTGGTGGTTTATTGGGCGGGCTTCCCGGAGCTGCAATCGGAGGCTTAGCTGCTGGTGCAGCCCCTAAGGCAGTGAAAGAAATTAAAGGTGCTTTTGAAGGTGAAGAAGGTAAGCATAAAAAGAAAAAGAAAAAAAAGAAAGTAAATGAATCAACAGATTTTGTCAAATTTGTTTATAACATTTCACAAAAAAATTATGCTGAGGCTAATAAATATTTAAAAGACATTATCGACTCTAAGATAAAAGGTAGAATCGAATCGTGTCTAGATAACAAAATATTTTAATATGGAAAACAAAGTAACAGAAGTACTTAAGACAGCTGCAAAGGACATCCTTACAGAGGATGTACTTAAAGAAATTGAATCTGCATTTAACGAATCTGTTGATACAAAAGTTAAGCTTCATGTAGAAAAAGCATTGCTTGAGCAAGATGCTGACTATTCTAAAAAGCTTGAAAATCTTTTAGAAGCTATAGATACAGATCATACTAACAAATTGAAGATGGTTGTCGAGGCTCTTGATGCTGATCGTACAAAGAAATTGCAAGCAGTAATCGAAAAATATGAAACAGCATTAAACAATGAAGCATCTGAGTTTAAGAATACCCTAGTAGAACAAGTTTCGAAATATCTAGAGACCTATTTAGATGAAAAAATACCCCTTTCTGACATTAGCGAAGCTGTAAAGAACAAGAGAGCAATCTCTGTTCTTGAAGAAATTCGCAAATTGTTATCAGTAGATATGGCTCTCGCGAATGACAACATTCGTGATGCTGTTATCGATGGTAAGCAGAAAATAGATGAAGCTGCCAAGCAGCTTGAAGACGCCACCAAAAAGGTTGAGCAATTAGCTGGTGAGAATAAGAAGCTTCGTGCAGATCTTGTTCTCGAACAAAAAGTATCTCATCTTGAAGATGATAAAAAATCTTACATGAAAAAAATGCTTGAAAACAAAACAGCTGAATTTATTCTCGAAAACTTTGATTATACATTAAAGATGTTTGAGAAAACCGAAGAGGAGCGTCTTG